GGCAAAAAAATGCGCGTGCAAAATCAAGTTGTCCGGGATTAGATGAGTAAGCCGCTTGGCAATGCGGTGTTGCAGCCTATACGGCTAACGTTCTAATCAAGTTGAATTCAAGTTTGGGGGCCGCTCAATGGCTGACGATTGGGGCGGGCATCGCCCCGGTGCAGGGCGACCCCGGAAACCAACCAAGGATCATCTTCGTGATGGCACATACCAACCTTCGCGTCATGGGAAAAGATTAGCCGAAGAACTTGAGCTTACTTTGCCTGAGATTGTTACTAGGCTTGGTGGTTTCGATCCACGTAGACAACTGCTATGGGCGCTCGAGGGTCGCGAGGGCTTCGATGATCCCGGTATCCGTACTAGTGGGGAATGGCTCGCCAGGCTTTGTGTCCGTAACATCGTGCTCTTCGAGGGCGCTCAGTTTGCTGGTAAGCCGATGGTGCTTCAACCGCACTTCCGGGAATTCTTCAATGAGGCATTGCGCTTTAAGGATGATGGTAGTCGGATCTACAATACGGCGGTTCTCGAGATTCCGCGCAAGAACGCCAAGAGTCATACGCTCGCGGGCGCGGCCGTCATTCTCGGCTCACCAGCTGAGGGCGAGGCTTCGCCGGAGGTAGTGCTCGCGGCAGGCTCGCGGATGCAGGCGGGGGAGCTATTCGATCCGGCTCGTATGTTCGTTACCAAGTCTCCGCTTCTATGCGCGATCTACCGGCCGTTCCTTACTGCGATCTCCTGCGAGTGGAACGATGGAGTCATTAAGCGCATTAGCGCTGAGGGCGAGGGGCAATACGGACTAGGGCCGTACATCGCGCTAGACGATGAGAAGCATGTTTGGACGCAAGCGCGGCAGATAGCGCTCCATCAGGCGATCCGTTCCTCGTTCGGTGGTCGCGACGACTGGTTGCACTTCATCATTTCGACGGCCGGGTGGGATGTCGAGTCGATCTTCGGGAAGATCATGAAGCAGGCTCGAGAGCATCCGCTGACCGAGCGGCGTTCCGATATGGGCGCGGCGGGTTTCGTATTACGGGATGAGCAGGCTAAGACCCTTGTTCATGCGTATGAGGTCGCGAAGGAGACTCCGCTAGGCGACATCAAGGCGTGGAAGGCAGCTAATCCCGCTTACTGGCGCACCGAGGAACGGCTAGCCGCCGATATGGCGGATGAGTATCTCGATGAGTCAACCAAGCGACGGATGTACGGCGATGAATGGACGAGTGCGGAAAATCGTTGGGTGAGTGTTGCTCGTTGGTGTGACGCTTACGAGAAGGGCGCTAAAACAGGTGATCCAAACTGGATTCCTCCCGGTGCTCCTATTCACGTAGCAGTCGATGCGGCTATCACACACGATACGCTCGCTGCGGCATGGGCGTGGAAAGACGCCGCTGGTCTTGTTCGTGTCCGTGTTCGTGTTTGGTCGGTAAGGCCGAACGTGGCCTTTCATGAATTCGTGGAAGGTGGAAGGATGATCGGAGAGGATACCGCGGAGCCGTTTATTCGCGATGTGCTCGCCAAACGTTATCACGTCAGGGACGTGAGTTACGACCCTCGGTATTTTGAGACTGAGGCTACGCATCTGGCGCGCTCGGGACTGATCGTGGCGGATATGCCGCAGAGTGGTAGTGCCATGATGGACGCGCGATCCGAATTCTTCAAGACCATAGTCGAGCACCGGCTGCGCCACGATGGCGATTCGGTACTCGCGGCGCACGTCGGAGCCGCTAACGGTAGACGGATAGCGGCGGGTTGGCAAATCTGGCCAGTCTCCGAAGACAAGCCCATTGACGGTCTTGTGGCAGTTGTCATGGCGGTCTTTAGGGCCGTGCGAGACAAGCAAGTAAAGCCTTGGTCATTCAGGGCGTAAAGTAAAGGAAATACATGGGTATCTTTACACGGCGAGCGGCTAAGCCGACGCCTGAGCCGACGCCTGCGCGGAAATCGGCAGATATCCCCTGGGAATTCGTTGGTAACGGCTACCTAACGTCAGGCATGACGACGGAAAAGGCGGTCGGATTACCGGCTCTTCTCGGGGTGCTTAGGTTGATTTCCGGCGCGGCAATGATGATGCCGCTGATCGTCTATCGTGGCGATCCACCGAATCGGACACGCGCTCGTGATACCGAGCAATGGCAGTTGCTTCATCGTAGGCCATATCGCGGCGTGGCCAACGGCGCATCGGCATTCAGGGCCGATGCCTTTCTCTCTCTTGCGGCCAGTGGAAAGTTGCTGATCCGCAAGCTCAAGGTGAGTAAGAAAGTTGCCGAGCTTGTCGTGCTCGATCCGCAGGCAGTAGAGATCAAGCGCGAGAAGGGCAAGATCGTATTTGTCGATTCGACCGGCGATACGCCTATCGAGCGCGACGAACGGGACATCATCTACATTCGCACCGCGGCGCACGCGGGCGCGCTCGAGGGGATTTCCCCGATTACGACTGCACGAATCGCATTCCAGACGGGTCTGAGTCGGCAGGCATTCGAACGCAATTATTATAAGAATGATGCGCGGCCTGGGATTTACTTCCAGGCGGATGAGAATGTCGATAAGCCGGTAGCGCGCGAATGGTTGGAAGAGTGGAATGCTGACCACCAAGGTGTCGAGCAGGCTTGGCAGCCAAGCGTACTTGGCGGTGGGATTACGCTCAAGACTGTTCCCGTTTCCCTTGAGGACGCGCAGTTTGTCGAATCTACGCGGATGACGCTGCAACAAATTGCGTGGATCTACAATATCCCTCTCGTATTTGCTGATGCGACCAAGCAACCGTCCGAGACTGATCGACAGTTGCTTGTGACGTTCGGTCTAGGGCCGTATATGCGGGCGCTTGACGAGGGGTTGTCATTCGATGCCGACATCTTTCCGCCTAGCAATGAGACGCTGATGGTCGAGATGCTCGATGCTGCGCTTCTTAGGCCGGATTATGTGAGCCGTATTCGCGCCTATAAGGACGCGATTCAGGGTGGTCATATGACGCCGAATGAGACGCGCGAGCCCGAGAATCTACCGCCTGTCGAGGGCGGCGACAAGTTGCAATTCCCCGTCGTCGGGGGTGGGCCAGTAGATAGCGGCAACGCCGCTGACGGCGAGTAGTCGCCGTGAAACGAAGGAGTGGAATGAATCCTAAGACGTTCGCAGCGATGCGAGCGAAGGCGGCTAGGCGGATCGAGTTCAAGTCTGTCGGCCTGGAATTGAAGGAGCTTACCGAAGATGGTTCCTTCGCCGGTTATGCGGCCGTCTTTGGCAATGTCGATGCTTACAGCGACATTATCGAGTCGGGAGCATTCGATAAGACGATTGCCGAGCATCCTGTCGTGCCGATTCTTCACCAGCATGATATCTATGAGATCGTAGGAGTTTCGACTCTGATCGAGCCGGACGAATTCGGTCTTTTCGTTAACGGCAAGCTGGTGCTCGAGGTCGAGCGCGCACGCGCTGATTATGCGCTCATGCGCGCAAAGGCACTGAATGGATTGTCGATCGGTTACGAGACAATTAAACAAGACCTGGAAAGAGTAGACGAAAATACTTACATTCGCAGGCTAAAGGAAATCAAACTGTGGGAATTCTCCCCGGTTACTTTCCCGGCTAATGAGCTTGCGACAATCACCGATATCAAGGCGTTCCTTACGCATTTGCGCGATGCTTCGCTTGATGACGTGAGACAGGCATTTGAGGCGGACGAGTTGGGGAGTGCGCTCGTGGCCGATCTCAAAGAGGGCAGGGTATTGAGCGAGGCTAGCCGTTTGCTAGTCGAGCACGCAATCGAAGCCCTACAGGCACTTCTGACTAGCGCCGCGATCGAGCGCGAGGAGGAAGCCGCCGAGGAAACTGAGGAGCCGGACAACAAGGCGTTGTCCACTCTGACGGATGCACTCCGGCAAATCACATCACCTAATAAGGAGTAACTTTGGGTGAGACGAACGAGCTTCTGACCGAGCTTCGGTCTGCATGGGATGAGTTCAAGGTTGCCCATGAGGTCGAGAAGGCAGAGGTTCACGGGCTTGGCGAGGCGGCTGCCGAGACGAAGCAGTATATCGAGCGCGTGAATGCGCGTCTTGATGAGGTTGAGCTTCGCTTCGAGCGGCTTTCGCTGGAACGCACTGGCAAGGACAAAGATCCTCTGCTCAAGGCGTTCCTTTCCTGGGCGCGCAAGGGCGTGCTCCCGGAGAATACCAAGCTCCTGCGCGTGGGCGATGACGAGGCTGGTGGCATCTTTGCCCCCACCGAGTTCGTCCGCGAGATTATCGAGGCGGCTTATCTAGCCGATCCGCTGGTGGAGTTGGTTCGTAGCAAGCCCACCAAGGCAACCTCGATTCAGGCTCCGGTCAAGACGCAGCGTGCTCTAGTCCAGTGGGACGCGGACGCTGTTGACTTTACGACCGAGACGCAGGGCCAGAAGTTCAGCCGCGAGGAAATTCCGACGCACGGACTTTCGGCTGTTCATGATATCGAGGCCGCTCTCGACGAGGATATGGACTTCGACCTTGAGGCCGATCTCCTGTCTGACTGGGGACGCGACTTCGGTGGCAAGATCGCTGCCGCGATTCATTCGGGTAGCGGCGTTGGGCGCGCGAAGGGCATTATCGACGCGACGGATGTCGAGGAGATTGCCAGTGGTGCTGACAATACCCTCGCTTATGCCGGGTTCGTCAACTGTCAGTCTGCGCTCAAGGAAGCCTATCGACCGAATGCGGTTTGGGTTATGTCCCGCGCATCGGTGGGCGTCGTGCGGAAGCTCGAGGATACTGAGGGTCACCTGATCTGGCAGCCTTCAATGCGTGACGGGATTCCTGGAACGCTTCTCGGGCATCCATATCGCACGAGCGAGAATATGGCCGCAGTTGCGGATGGCGCGCATTCTGTCCTGTTCGGCGACTTCAAGCAGGCTTACTGGCTTGTCGAGCGGTTGCTTGTCCAGGTGCAGCGTGACGTGTTTACGCAGTGGCCGAATATTCGGCTCAAGGCACGTAGGCGCGTGGGCGGTCAGGTTGTTCTCCCGGAGGCGATGAAGATCATCGTCTGCGCGTGATAAGGAGAATGAAATGAAACGTGATAGTTACCACGCAGTTGACGTAAAGCAGGCGATCATTCCTGTCGTCCTTCATACTACGGAGGGCGTCGGGGCGATCATTGACACGGCAGACTATGAGTCTGTCCTGTTCTCGGTGGACGTGGGTAATTCGGGCGATACGCTCGGTTCCGGCGTCTATATCGAGCTTCTGCTTGAGCATGGCAACAATTCCGGCTTGACGGATGCGGCTCCCGTGGCGCAGCTTGACGTGGTTGGTCAGACTGTTACCGCTGGCATCTTTTCGAAGATGGACGCTCCGGCTGAGGACACCATTGTTGTCAGCATCGGCTATGTCGGCAAGAAGCGTTATGTGCGCGTGACTGCCGATCCTACGGGCACCCATACCGTTGGCACCCCTGTCGGGGCTGTCGTTGTTATGGGTCGGCGTCGTTACGACGGCACCGAGCCTGCCTAATCCTGACTGAGTAAGGGGCGGCTTTGGTCGCCTCTGCTCTCGCCATAGGAGGCAAACAAAATGCGGCTACGGCCGTTTCCAAACAAGGCGCTGCAAGGAGCACCGTTTCTGGCCGAGAGTCTCGAGTCTGCGACCGTCTCTGCACGGATCATTCGCGCGGACGGCACGATCGAGGATCTAGGCGTCGTGGCTCACGGGCAGCGTTGCGCTAGGCGCGGGTGCAGGCGCATTGTCGAGCACGGCTATTGCCGTAGGCATCGGCTGTTGCATCCGCTGGCAAGCAAGGGATAAGACATGGCAGCAATGGTTGTCAATGCGGGCAAGGCGATCATCGCCAACCGCATCAAGGGCGACGGTACGAATCCGAAGCATGTCGGATGGGGCACGTCGGCTACGGCCGAGAATGCTACACAGACTGATCTAGTGGCTCCGGCCACCGAGGCACGGACGGCCGGGACTGAGACGATCGTCACCGTTACCGTGACTAACGACACCTATCAGGTTGTCGGCACGATTACGTGTGCGGGCGCGGGCAAAACGATTCAAGAGGTCGGATTGTTCGATGCCGCGGGTTCGGGCTCGCCCCCGAGCGGCGGCAACATGCTCTTGCGTGCAGTTCACGGCGCGCAGACGCTCTCTGTGAGCGACTCGATCGAATATACGGTCAAGACCACCATCGCATAATAGCGGTGGGAACTGGTGATGGGTTGCGCGAGTTTTCTGTAGGTCGTCGTAAAGGCGGCAGCTTCCAAATAGTGAGACGCGAAGTGGGTTCCTACGGCTCGGGCCTAATCATCATAAAGTGGGGGAGTGGCGAATATACAGTCACTCCCCCACATTTCGAGGAGTGCAATGTCGCTAAACGTTAAAGTTGGCACGATTACGCAGCCTGGTAGTACCGGTAATCAGGACTACAGCTTGCCGTCGAATTTCGATCCTAAGGCGCTCATTCTATGGGCCGTACCTACGACAGTAGATGATGTGCATGATGCATCTGCATCATTCGGAATGGGGATGGCGACATATCGTGGCGCGGCCGTACAGCATGGTTATTGCACGTATTTTTCCACGCTATCCGCAGATCCCTCGGTCGTTGCCAGAGGCACTAATACGACATCTATATTGCGATTGTTCTCGAACGGTACAACTCCGACTGTCGACCTTGAAATCGCCTTTGTATCGTTTACGACGGGAGCTTCTTCTAAGTTTACTCTTAATTGGGTTAATCTACATACGAGTGCTATGCAGATTCATTACATGGTGCTTGGCGGCTCGGATATCACCGATGCCTATGTCCATAATTTTGCTCTTGCAACTTCTGCGGCTACGCAGGACGTGACGGTAGTTTCTGGCTTTGGGAAGCCGGATCTCATGATATGGATGTCAGCTGCCGCTACCGCGCTCGCGGATACTGCTACTCACGCCGCGCCGATGTTCGGCGTTGCTAAGTCTGCCACTGAGAGATTCTGTAGTCTTTTTGCTGACGCAGATGCCGCAGATACGATGCTTTGTGCGGCATGGCAAAATACACGTGCGATTCTTTCTGTCAATCCTGCCACTCCGACGCAGGATGCCGAGGCCGATCTAGCAGACAAGGCATCCTGGCCGACTGATGGCTACCGTTTGTCTTTCGTGGATCAGGCGTCGATCGCGACACAAATGATCGGTCTTGCGCTAAAGGGCACATTTACGTCAAAAGTGACTTACACAGATTCTCCTCTTTCTACGGGGAATGTGGATATCGACCACGGCTCAGTTCCCAACGGCGCATTGCTATTCGCGACTTCCGGCCCTAAGACGGCTGCCTGGGTATCTTTCGGAGATTTACTTGGTGTATTCGGCCTTGGCGCAATGGACGGCAGTGATGAAGTTCTTGCCGGGGCTGGCAATGATGATGCTACTGGGGCCGCGTATCCGGTGATTATGAATAGTATTTCTAAAACTATCAGAATCATCAATATCGGAGTGCCTGTTATAGCGGCAGAAGCGGATGGCGCGATTGTCGGCAACAATATCCGCTTAGGTTGGACTACGGTAGATTCTGCAAGTCAGCATCGTGTAGGCTTTGTCTCATTTGGTAGTGGCGCTGGTGGTGGAACATATTATCGCACCGTATCTGTAACTACATCTGAGATCATTGCACTCAAGCGGGCAAGTAAGAGAATGCAATCCCTGACTGTGGGCCAAGTAGTAACAGTTGGGCGCAAGGGGAAATTACCGTGTGGAGTGACGGCGAGCACGGCTGTTAATGCTCCAAGTTTACATCTGATCTTTAGGCGACTTGTCTCTGTGGCTACCAGCGCGATCGTGGCGTTGCTACGCAAGGCCAGAGTGCCTTGCGCCGTAACGGCGAGCACGGCTGTTGGTGCTCCTCTGCGCAAGGCTAAACTCAAACTAGCGCTCGCAGTAGGTGCGGCAGTGGCGCTCAAGCGTAGGGCATTCCTGATTCGAAGCGTGATTGCAAGCTCGGTAGTGAATATTATTCGTAAGGCCAGGCTCCCCAATCTAGCTAATTCGGTTTCCGGCATTGTCACACTCAAGCGGCGAGCTGGTTTGCTGAGATCAGTAGTAGCGAGCACGGCCGTGGGTATCGCGATGCGCAGGGCATTGCATCTAGCCATCGCGGCCACGACGACGCCCGTAGTGGCGATAGGTCGTAAGGCGAGGCTAGCTCGAGCGGCAGCTGCGAACGCTCTCGTGACATTCGGGCGCAAGGCTAGATTGAAGGCAGGCGCGGCGGCGAGTACGGTCGTTAATGTCGCTCTTCTACGCACTACGCTCTATCAAGTGGCTGTCGGAGTCGTTATTTCGACCGCAGTCGCTTTGTCGCGCAAGGCGTTTCTAGTCAGAAGCGCGGCGTCGAGTACGGGAGTTTCGCTTGAACGGCGAGCTAGGCTCGGTAAAGCCGCGGCAGTCTCGGCTGTTGCAGCGGTGGTCAAACGGGCGAAGCTCCGTGCAGCCACTGTGGCGGGTACGGCCGTCAGTGTCTCGCTAAAGGCCGTTGTTTGCCATCAGGTAGCAGTCAATGCGGCCATCGGCGCAATGGTTGCGTTGGCACGGCGAGTAGGTATCAATCGTCAGGCTTCTCCTGTCGTGAATGTCTCCCTGCATCGTCAGGCGGGCGTCTCCCGCGGTGCTACTAGTTCTGCAATCGCTGATATTCGGCGTAAGGGGAAGCTCGTAGAAGCCGTTACGGTAACGCCTGGGGCATCTGTGCTCCGGCGTGGTGGGCTCAAGGCAACTGCTACTGCGCATACCGCGGTGGGTCTAGTCAGGCGCGTAGCGCTTCGATTCGGGGCGACTATATCGACCTTTGTATCGGTGACTATTCCCGCGGCGGGTGAGGTTTTCTTCATTGCCGCGGGGGCTGTCGTAAGTACAGCCGTGGCGATTATTCGCAAGAGTAAATTGACCATTGGAATATCGGTCACGGGTCTTGCCTGGATTATCGAGCGATGGCGCTTCATAGCAGCGCACTTTAATTGGCCAAAACCGGAAGGTGAATGTGATCGTGACGAGCCGACTGGTGATTTTGATCGGCCGAATCCACGGCCAACAAAGGGTGAATAATGGCGTTTGAAATCTACAAGGACGATCTTGCTCCGAGTATCACCGATACGATTCGCATCGGAGGCGTGGCGCAGGACTTAACCGGGGCAACGGTTTTGTTCCGAATGCGCGCTGAAAATGACGACGACGTGTTGGTAGACCGGGCTGCAATTATCGTGGTGCCCGAAACTTCGGGCGTTGTGCGTTTTGACTGGCAAGTGCCAGAAACGGACGTTGCCGTCGGAGATTACCTCGGTTGGTGGCGGGTCACACTCGATGGCGCGCAACCGATGGATACTGGCGAGTTCGCCATTCGCGTTCTAGAACATGCTTCGAGAACGGACGCACTTTGCACACTAGCTGACGTTCGTGAGGCGATGGAATATGCCGAAAGTGAGCACGAACGGGATGAGCTAATCCTTACTAGGATGGAGTCTGTATCAGCCTTGATTATTGCTCATACATGCCGCGAATTCGCACCCGCTACCGATGATGTAGCGCGTCGGTTCCATTTATGGCGAGCGGATTACAATCGAAGATTGAATTGTTATTTCATTCGCTTCGCCCAATTTGGGCCATGTGACTGTCGTAGTGTTGAGAGTGTTGTGCTTGATCCCGACGGTATTGGACATGAGTTGGAAAGTTCGGAATGGAAACTTTGGCCGCAGCCGAATGGGCGAGACGGGGTGTATCAGGGGTTGATGATCCGTCGCGATGTCACATTTGACTCTACCGATGATGAGGTCTATTGGGGATATTTCCCTGTTGAGATTACTGGCAATTGGGGTTTTGCGAAGGTTCCGGCCGTGATTCGTGATATCGCAATTGATGTGATCGGTTATTGGCTTAGGCGTGATATTGCGCAAATGGGGTATACGGAAGCGAATGCCGCTGGTGGTGCATTTGTACCCCGGCCCGGCGGCTTGGATCTTCCTCTCTTTGCTAAGAGGCGGTTGATGCGGTGGCGGCTAACGATGGGGGCATGACGTGAGCAGATGTTCGACCGTTCCGGCAGTCAAGGCTGCATTACTGAGTGCTCTTGAATCGAGAGCGGCGTTGCACGAGGTACAGGTGACGTGGGGGTGGCCAAAGGTCGCGCAGCGTGACATGTTGCTGATTGGAGAGGTTCCAAAAGCGCAGCAAGAACCCGCTGCACTCGGAAAGCGGACACGTAGAGAGGCATACGAGCTAGTCATCAAAATCAAAGTAGAACGCAAGACAAGCGATCAAAGCGTGGTGACCGAACGCGCTTACGATATTGCCGACGAGATTGAGGAATGTCTGTGGGAGGACTTTACCATCGGCGGCACGGTGTTGCAGGCACAATTCTCTATCGGTCAATTAGAGGAATTCGCGGGCGACGATGTGCGTGCCGCGGTTGTCACTGCGAGCGTGCTTTGTGAGGCTCGGCTCGTAAAGGAATAAAATGCCGCATCAGCATTGGTGCGGAGTAGGAGAAAAATAAATGTCGTATCCTTCTGGCATCGGCGCGCAGCTGGTTATGGGCGTCGAAACAACCTATGGTACGCGGGCGACGAGCTTGGATCGCGTGCTCGAATTCGTTTCGGAGTCTCTACGGATGACGATTCGGCCTGTCGAGTCTAAGGCGCTTCAAGCGGGGAAACGCTCGCTTCGTTCTGATCGGTGGGCGCTAGGGCAGCGTGATGTGAGTGGAACCATTGTTCATGAGCTTCAATCAAAGGGATTAGGTGTGCTCTTCGAGCATATGCTTGGTGATATTGCTACATCGCAGCCGAATGCCGGGGAGCATCCGACTGTGTTTGAGCACAAGGCAATTCAGGCTGATCCCGCCGGGCTCGCGATGTCGATTCAGGTTGGGCGTCCCGATATTGATGGGACGTGCAATCCGTTCGATTACTACGGGGCCAAGATTGCATCTTGGAGAATCTCGGGCAAGGTTGGCGAGGTTGGCCTGCTCGAAATTACGTGGAATGCGCAGGATGAAGATACGGAGCAGGATCTCGAGGCTGATCCTACCTATCTGACTACGGAATTATTGATTGCGTCGGGCGCGGGAGTGACCATCGCATCGGTTGACTATCCTGTCGAGTCTTTTGCTGTGCAATATGATTGCGGGCTGAATACCAATCGCTACGTCGTCGGTACTAATCTCAAGAGAGAGCCGATCGCCGATAAGCCCGCGGTTATTACGCTGCAACTTGACGGCGAGTACCTGTCGAATACTGCTTATGCGCGGTTGGCATCCGGCAGTATGGCCGCGGTAGCCCTGAATTTTGAGGGTTCCGTGATTTCGGGTACCTACAAGAATGCAGTAGAGCTAACGTTTCCGAAGTGCCGCACTGATGGTGATACTCCGGTTGTCGGTGGTTCGGGGGTTCTTCCGCTTTCGCTAAAGATGTCGGCCCTCGATGATGGCACGGCAACGGCTCCGATTCAGATTCTCTATCGGACGACTGACTCTACTCCGTGAGTCAGTTTGATATTCGGGTGATGGGGGAGGACGAGCTTCGCTCCTCCCTCTCTCACCTTCCGGCAGAGGCGGAAAAGGCGGTCAAGAAGGGATTACGCCAGGTTGGGAAAAATATCGCGCATGTGATTCAAGCGCATATTCAGTCGCAGGGTTTGGTTGATACTGGCCAAATGTTGAATGACGTGACTGTACGATTATCCAAAATGAGCGTAGTTATCAAGGAGACTGCAAAGCGGGACGGGTATCCTTATCCGTTTCTCTACGAGTACGTGCGCGGGCGGCCATTTATGGCTCCCGCTTTCGAACAGGCAAAAGCCCCCGCTGTTGAGGAAATGGCTCGTGCGCTTGACGAGGCATTGCGGGCAGTGGATCTAGGATGAAATTCTGAGAAGGGGTTGTGATGGATTCTCGTGTTGGTTTTGAGATTGGCGATCGGCATGTGCCGATCATTTTCCCTGGGG